ACTCATAGCGGTAATATAGTCCATGAATTCAAGCTGTACGATTTCAAGGATAACTACCCAGATGCCAAGGTCATAGACGGCGGTCTTAATCCGGCGGTCGATTCGTCCAGCGTGTCCAGCGATAGCGAACCACCCATTGTTGGTGACAGTGAGCCACCCAAGGGTTTACTAGGTTCGGTACCCACTATTCAGTCTGAAATTGACGCTCTAGGCGATGGTCTTCTTCCCACATACCGGTCAGACGAGCTTGTAGGGTTAGCGCATGGCAACCGTAGTCCGTCAGAGGTGCTGGAGGATAATCGCTCCGAAGGTATAGACATGGGCGACGGGGAAGTTTGGGAGTTTGGTAGTCAGTAATTATCCAACTATCTAACTAACGAGGTGTTGTTCGGTGGAAAGTCTAATCAAGCATATGCCGGAGATGGCCGATATTAGAAAAGCTATAGCTAAAATTCCAGAGATGTTTCCGCCTCAGCGAAGTAACCCATTCTACGCACTATTACAGCGTGTTCTGGTATCCAACCGTTATACTCGCAGAGTGGCCACTCGCAGCATGAAGGCGTGGGATATATCTAGACAGCAACGGCAACGTAGTATAGCGTTTGTCTTGGCAAGCATTACTCCACCAGAAGTACATGATGATCTTGGCATGTTCAGTGCCCATGATCGGCTTATGATAGCCGCTGCACATGCAGAGAATGAGGTAGATGGTCGGTAGCGTTGGCGGATAGTCCATGAGCTATAAACATTATCGACGAGTAGATATAGAAGTGGACTATAGTAGTTGGTATACCAAGAGCGCCAAGTACGTACTCAAGAAGATCAGCGACGTATTAATCTGGATAGGTGTAATAGTTGGCATCATCGCCGGCATAATCAGCTTAGTGGCGGCTGGCAAAGGCTCTAACCCAATACCAATCATAGTTGACATATTCCAAGGCGATCTACAGGTAGAGGTTCAGATTTTGTCAGAGGCAGATCGCAGAGCATTACAGAAGTTGGAGCGGTTGGTGGACAATGAACTCACAAACAGGGGCATAGGTTCAGAAGATTAGATAATGGTTACTTCAACCCATAAACCGGCAAAGCCGCTTCTTCTGCTACCAAAGCAGAAAACTTTCATGGAGAGTACCGCTGAAGAGGTTCTCTATAGTGGAGCGTTCGGTGCTGGTAAATCTCGTATAGGCTGCGAGAAAGGGTTGTTCCTCAGCCTCAAGTATCCAGGTAACACCGGGGCCATTATCCGTAAAACGTTCAGCCATTTGCGGATCACCACCATGGAAACATTCCTCAATGATGTTTGTCCGGAGAGTTACATAGATAAGTTCGACAAGGATACCTGGACCATCACACTTAAAAATGGGTCCAGAATCAGATTTTTAGGCTTGGATCAGAAATTTGGTACAGCATCCAAAGTTGGTAGCTTAGAGGTTGGTTGGATATTCGTTGATGAAGCTGTAGAAATAGAAGAAAATGACTGGGAGATGTTACAGGGTCGTCTACGCCTATCCAGCGTACCGTTCTATCAGATATTCGCCGCCACCAACCCCGGCCCCCCAACACACTGGCTATATAAGCGGTTCTTCCTAGATGGTAACCCAGATCGTATAAAGTTGGAGTCCAACACTCTGGAGAACACTTTTCTTCCAGAAGCATATACAAAGCGGCTAGAGAAATTCACAGGCACTTATCGTAAGAGGTACGTTGAAGGTCAGTGGGTGGGCTTTGAGGGGCTAGTCTATGAAAACTTTGATCCCACCATCCAAATCATTGATAGCTTTCCTATTCCAGAATACTGGGAGGTCTACCGGGCTATAGACTTCGGCTACACTAACCCATTCGTTTGCCAGTGGTGGACCCGCCCCCCATTACAGAGTGGTGAGCGGCCTATCGGTCCACCGTCGGTTCGTCCATGGATTCTTATCAAGGAGATATACTTCAGTGGTCGGACCGTGGATAGCCATGCTGCACAAATAAATAAGCATAGCTTGGAATATAAGATAGCCCTAACTGTAGCGGACTGGGATGCAGGTGACAGGGCTATTCTAGAAAAGCATGGTATTCCCACGATTAGAGCCGTCAAGGATATTTTGCCTGGTATCCAGGACGTTCATGATGTTATAGACCGTGGTGGTATTTTAATCTTCCAAGACGCTCTAGTAGAGCTGGATGATGATTTACGTAAAGCAAGTAAACCTACTTGCACCAGGGAGGAGTTTCCCACCTATCGCTATAACCCCACCATCAGGTCAGATAAGAATCCAAAGGAAGTTCCACTAGATAGAGACAATCATGGAATGGACGCCATGAGGTATCTAGTTTGGACGTTTGGTGGCTCGCAAGTCAATCATGGGGTTAGTGCTGGCACATCGCCCACTCAATGGGGAGTGCCAGGGTACTTCCGTCCATTCGCAGAGCGTCGTCCTAGCTGGAAAGCGATCTGATAGTTGGCAGTGGTTCGTTGGCAGTGGTTGGTTTAATAGTACCATCTAACTAAAGAGGCTGGATATCATGGTAAGCAGTAGCAATAACGGTGTTCAAAGTCCAGTGGCAGGGACGGCGGAAGAACTAACCGCAGCCGCGGCACAACGTATACTTCTTGGTCCAGGACTTAGTTTCTGGCGTGGTACCATCAATGAGGAGTATTTGCCCCAACTCAAGCCTTGGTCCAAGGCCGCCCTAGTTTACAAGGAAATGATGGATGATGTGGTGGTTGGTGCGTTGTTGGAGGCTATCAAAACTCCATTGTTATCCACCGAGTTCAACGTAGATGCGGTCAGCGATAGTCCAGAGGATGTAGCTGCGGCGGCTTTTTTGGAAGTTAATCTATTCAACATGCCAGATATGGAGTGGAGAAGCCACGTAGAGGAAACTATGGACTTGCTGGGGTTTGGCTTCTCTTTGGCAGAACAGGTGTATAGTAAGCATGTGGATGGTAGCATCCGCCTCCATACGCTTCTTCCAATAGGCCAAGAGACTATTGTTGATTGGGGTGAGAAGCTTGGACCCCTGGGCAATGTTATGGAGGTCCGTCAGCGCAGCAGTACCAGTCCGGAGCTTAAATCTAGCCCAATGAACAAAATGCTCCACTTCACCTTCCGTAGTCGTAAACGTAATCCGTTCGGAGCCAGCTTGTTGCGATCCATATATAGACCCTGGTACTTCAAAAAGAATCTAGAGGTCATAGAAGCTATTGGTGCAGAACGAGATGTTGGTAATGTACCCATAGCTTCGGTTGGAGAGACTCGGTTGACCCCCGATGAGCTTACTGATCTAGAGAACGCCATGAAGTCGTTCCGTCTAGATGAAACTAGTTATCTCATTCTCCCTCCAGAGGTGAAGGTGGCAGCGTATGGGGGTGGTAATAAGATTTATAATGTTCGTCTAATGATCCGAGACTGGCAGCACCTCATCCGACAAAGGTTCTTTGCTGGGTTTATAGCCCTCGGCACAGAGCAGGTCGGTACCCAGGCTTTAGCCCGTGAAATGACCACGTTCTTCAGTCTTGTTATTCGGTCCATCCAGATACGTTTGTTAGAGGTGTGGAAACGGCAACTAATCACGAACATCTTTAGGTTCAACAGATTTAGTATTAACCAGTTACCGATACTGCGCTGGCGTGCCCCCGGCAAGGAGAATATTCAGTCCATCAGCCAGGCCATTTCTGGACTGGTAACGAGTGGAGTTATAGAGAATACTCCTGAGCTGGAAAACCACATAAGGCGCACGATTGGATTACCTGAACGTTCAGACAAGCCATCGGTCGGTGAGAGTAGTGGTACCACTCCTGATCCAGCCGTGGATGCTGTTCCACCCGCCGCCACGCAGTTATCTGAGCATTGGCTACCATTTACTAAGCATGGTTGGTAGGTTGGTGGATAGTATCCAGGCTCTATTACAGCCCCTCAGAGGCTCTATGAGCGTGCCTCCTTGTGCCTAGGCACGAATTTTTGTTCTAATAGACAGTAGACGGTGAGAGTAGCACATGGTACGCTATAGAGGTCAGAGGTATACCTCTAGTTGTATGGTGGCTGTACTGAGCGAATCAGTACAAGCCCAGTACATGGGAACGGGGGGATTGTAGGTATTCCAGCCACCAAACAGCCTGGAAGTCAGTCTAAGCCCTCAGTTCAGCCCGCTGATAGGCAAACTGATATCCTCTCCCCTTAAGTACCTTTATGCAGCGTCCGTATTTGGTGTCTGTTTAGGGTTCAGAAGCTGGTAGGTTATGCCTTTCGGAGAGTTTAAAGATTTTGCTCAGTGTGTAGCAAAGAATCAAGGTGTGGGTAATCCAGAGGCTTTTTGTGCAGCGTTACATAAGAAAATCACGGGCAAGTTTCCCACGGAAGCTTCTTCAATGGGGTTCTACCAGCTAATGGTTGCTACTCAGTTATCTCTATCCACTGTACCTAACGTTAAAATCATTTGCAAAGGTTCCTTTACCGATGCAAACGGTAAAGGTTTCGCCCCTACATCCAAGGACTTAACCTCCATTGTCTCAGCTTACAACGATGGCATCTTCAGCCGTATTCCGGTGAAACTAGGGCACACTTCGGATAGTTTCAACCAGCAAGTGGCAAAGGCTTTTGGTCTACCAGCGTTGGTTCTTGAAGGTGAAGGTGATGGTCAGCGGGGAGCCGCTAACCTGGGTGAGTTTAAAAACTTTCGCCTAGTAGATGATACGGTCGTTGCAGATGTAGAAGTTCAGGAACCAATCGCTGGAATGGTCAAAGAGAAACTCATTCGTAGCTTATCCATGGAGATATATAACGATCTAGTCGTTGATGGTAAGAAGTACTCCATGGCAGTTAGAGCCGGTAGTCTGCTAGGTATGGAGAATCCAGCATTACCACTGGATGATCTAACTGTGTTGGCGAATGGTCTAGCACCCAACCATGTGATGCTTAGTTTATTCCAGACCTTGGCCGACGAACCGCCGGACGCTCAGTTTCAGGGTTTTCCACTGTACGAAGTGCCCATCGAGAACAGAGAATCTAAGCGGATAGAGTTCATCCATGTTAATGCCAAATCCGCCAACGACGCCCAGGCCGTGGCCATAGGAGCCGCTGAAAAGTTAACCGGAGAATCCGCAACCATTATAGGTAAGGCGATTGGTGGCATTATTGCTATACTGCTAGGTAAGAAGTTCTTATTTGGTAAGGGTAAGTTGGTAAGCGGTGCTAAGGGTGGGGGAGATGCTGCTGGTAAAATTAAGGGGCTGTTATTCACAGAATTCATAGTAAACGGCCAAAAGTTTGGTCTATTTGACGGGCAACCTATCCAGTTAGACGAACATGGGTTCGGCATTCCGGGTGATGGTTTGCCAACGTTACCAACCATGACTCCGAACTCTCCATACAACGTGATGTTGATAGAGACAGAGACTGGGGCTGTGGAAACCCTAACCATAACCGCTGTCACTAAAGAGGAAGCTATCGCCAAGGCTCTGCTCATGATGGGTGATGGTTGGGAGTTCAGTGATATCGTTATACCCGGAGAGCCTCTAGCCGCGTCCAGTCAATTAACTGAACATAGTAAGTTTAAGGTCATCTTAACAAAGACCGGTGTTAAGTTTGGTGATCCATCGCCAGGTTCAACTGGTAATATGGAAGGAACAAAAAGCGCCACCATCATTGCCGAGTCTTCTGGTGCGGCTGTTAAAAAAGCGGAAGCTATGTTTCCCGGGTGGAAAGCCACTGATGTCATACATTTACAAGAAGGAGAACCAATCATGGCCAGTTATAGCGTTAGTTTATCTAAAGGCGACGAGAAGAAAACCGTGACTGTGGAGGCTGATACTCCAGACATGGCCAAGAGCAAGGCTGGTTCCAGTAATAGCGGCTGGTCTGTCGGAGCAGCCAGTATAAAGAGTTCAGCTTCTGAGGCCGAGTTGGTGGTTGGCAGTATTCGCACAGTCTTGGCAATTGATGGAAGTGCTGATATTTTGGAGGCTATCAAAGCCTTAAAAGTCCAATCCACCACCGAACTTTCAGAGGTTAGCACCCAGTTGCTCTCTGCGAATGGTCGTATTCAGGTGTTGGAGAAGGTGCAGCGACAGGCGCACTGGCTGTCTGAGACCAGCACGCTGAAGATCGCTGGCAAGCCAACAGAGTTAGCCACTCAACTGGTTCAGCTAGAAGAAAAGGGCGGGTTGCAGACCGCTCAGATGCTGCTTGACCAGTGGAAAAGTCTCAGCGACCTGACCGAGAGCAATGGGTGGTTTGATGGGCGGCTTAGTCCTTCCGAGGAGGGGGGTGGTGATGATGGCTTTATGGCCCAGGTCAGTAAGTTGACGGAGGCCAATCCTGAGAAAACTGCTGCCGATGTCATGAAGTTGGCCATTGCTAAGTTTCCTGGTGAGTATCAGACGTATGCCAGAATCACTGGCGGTCGTTAGTCCAGCGTTCAGTTGTTGTGCAGAGGATCAAACTGAGGAAGCAATACTTTAAATACGGAGGCCAGTATAGTGCCTAATGAGAAGTTTGTTCACACCGAATCTGTGTTGGCGGGTGCCGATCTAAGTACCCATCAGTTTAAGTTTGTCAAGTTATCCGCTGCCCGGAAAGTGATACTTTGTGCTGCGGCCACTGACAAGCCCCTCGGGATACTCCAAAACAAGCCTGATGCTGCCAATAAAGAAGCTCTGGTGTTGGTTGCTGGACGTAGTAAGTTGAACAGCAATGCTGCGCTCTCTGTTGGCGACCTGATAGGCACGTCCAGCGATGGTCAGGGAGATGCCAAGATTCCAGGTACCGATACCACCGAGTTTATCTGCGGTCAAGTGCTGGTCGCCAGTGGTGGTGCCGGCGAAATGGCAGAGGTTGTGATTAGTTGCGCTAACATAGCCAGAGCGGCGTAGCGTCCAGAAACAGAACAGCAATATTATTCTTTTATCCAACCATTAGGAGGACCGACCAATGCCACAGCCGACAGTTAGCGATGTCCATATTGACGTACCCTTGTCCACTATAGCCACGGCGTATAAAAACCAAGACGGTAGTTATATCGCCGAGGATGTGTTCCCCACGGTACCTGTCCAGAAACAGTCCGATAAGTACTACGAGTGGACTAAGGATTTCTGGTTCCGTAACACTGTAGAGCAGCGTAGTCCGGGTGATGACTATCCGGTTGCTGGCATGGAAGTTAGCTCGTCTAATTATTACGCCGAACTCTACCATTTGGCCGCAGCCATCGCCGATGAGGAACGAGCAAACCAAGACCCGGCTATCCAACTAGAGCAAACTAAAGCGGAGTTTCTAGCCGACCAGTTCCTGTTGCAGAGAGAGATTAAGTTTGCCACCGATGCCTTCGCCCTCAACGTTTGGGACACGGATGTAGTAGGCACCACCGACTTTGTGAAGTGGGGTGATTACGCAGGTTCCAACCCCATGTCAGATATAGACGATGGTATGAAAACCGTCGAGGAACTGACTGGCCGAACCCCTAACGTTCTTGTCCTGGGTGTGAACGTTTATCGTAAACTACGTAGACATCCATTGCTTCTGGACATGCATAAGTTTACCTCCGGTGGTATTCTGTCACAGGAGCAGGTTAGGTCTGCTTTCGATGTAGAGAAGATGGTTATCGCAAGAGCCATTAAGAACACCGCTGTAGAGGGAGCGACCTTTGCAGGGGCACGGATATTGGGTGACAACGCTCTGCTTGCCTACGTCACTCCAACCCCGGGCATCAGAGTGCCAACCGCTGGCTACACCTTCCGTTGGAATATTGACGCTGGTGGTTTTGGCGTACCAATCACCAACTGGAGAGACGAGGCTCGGGATCGTAACTTGATCCGTGGCAAAACCGCCTACGACCACAAAATCGTAGGTTCCGACCTGGGTTACTTCTTCTCCGTAGCTATCTAGGGTTCAGGTCCAGTAGTCTAGCAGTCCAGCATACTGTGAGGCAGCCAACCATGGAGTACATAGTACAGCGGCCGTTCACTTGGGATGGTATTGATTACAAGCGGGGTGACTCATTTACAGAAGAGGATAGCCACCCACGCCTGCCAGCCATGAAACTCGGTCGCTTCATACTACCTCCAGAACTCAGCAACATACCTAGTCGTCCAGAAGTGGATGGACTAGAGGGAGCGCAAGCAGTTCTGGAGGCTGAGAGCCTCGGTGAACGAGTAGCTAGAGAGGCTCTAGATGAGGTAAGGGCCAGTAGTGCGTCAGTAGATTAGCAATCCAACCCCTCAACCATTAACGGAGGTTCCGACACATGGTTCAGCAACGTAATCAAGGTTCTACTGTACTGGCTAAGGTACAGATAGGTGAAGCCTCCGGTTTGCCCATAACCGAGGTTCGGCGTTATCAAGCCACCATTAACCCTGCATCGGTGGCGGCCAATGTCTGTGCCGAGCAAACTTTTACCGTCACAGGGTTGGCTGTAGGGGACATTGTTGTAGTAAATAGCTCTGCACCACTGGCAGGCATGGGTATCTGTGGAGTGCGGGTGTCTGCGGTCAATACACTGGCCGTAAACTTTGTCAACCCAACCGCTGGTGCGCTAGATCAAGCATCCGGCACCTGGGATATTCTAGCGTTTAGACCTGCTTAGGTTCGTCAATCTAGCCAATTACTGAAAATTTAACCACCGAGCATGCCATGTTTCTAGTCGCCACTGTGCCAGGGGAAGAAATAGTAGTTAAGTGGTTCGACATAGCTAGCCAAAAGGCTACCCGCTACATAATTACAGAGGCTGGATTAGAACTACCAGCCGCTGCTGCTGGGTATGGACTAGAGCAGTATGGTAGTCGGTTAACCAAAGTCGTCAAGAGATCGAGTAAAGGTGCAGGTTAATGGTTGTTAAAAGAGAAGTAACCACAGTCCATGCGTTGGCAGCTAAAACTGCCACTTTCAACATTGACCAAAAGCAACTCCATTACAAGGGAGCCATATTTGTACTGGACATTACAGTGGTCACTGGTACTAACCCAACAATGGATATCAAGCTCCAGTTCAAAGACGCACTGAGTGGTAAATTTATTGATATTCCATTGGCGATATTCGTACAGAAAACTGGTACAGGTTCGGATGTATTAACCATATATCCAGGTATCGCTGTTATCGCCAACGAGTCTGTGAATGGGGTTCTACCATCTGAATATAGAGTTGTCGTGACTATTGATGGTACTACACCATCCTTTACATTCTCCTTATCCGCCGACTATCTTCCATAGGTGATATTATGCACATACAGACCATTAACAAAAGAGACGTAGTAACGTTTCGGTATCATTATCCTTCCGGTAATGCCGAGATTTTCTCCTTTTCTGGTCAACCAACTGAGGTATCTATACCTGTTGGTAAATTTGCCCTTACACAGTTTGCTGCCCGTTTAGAGCTAGTTAAGCAGAAGCCTTTTCTATCCACTCCAGACAAATAGCTAGTCGGTTAAAACTGACTATGGCATTAACCTCACACCAGCGCCTCCATGTCCAATCTGAACTAGACCGTACTCTTCCGGGTGGTGTAGCACATCAGCGGACTCTGGATAGAGGGACCAACGGTCCGCTTATCGCCGAGTGTAATCTGCTGCTCAACAATGTCAACGATTGGCCTCCTGGCATTGAGGATTCGGATATACATGACTGGCTTCGTGACCGGGCGCTGACACCACCTCCAGTATAAGGTTCTAATGCCTGACATCATAATTGAAACCGGAGTATCGCCTGCTCAAGACCGCAGCTATGGACCTCACGGCCCCTACTGGCTGGGCGACGTTGGTTGGGTCACGTTTATGAACAATAGTGCAGATCGTGGCCAAGAAATTACTAAATCCACCAACAAGGGGGTGTCATTCACTGTCCAACAGACAATAACCGAGTCTGGCAATGACATCTGGACGTTATCAGCATGTTTCGACCGTGAGACTCCTGGTATAACTACCCAACGGATTCACCATGCATATCTGGTTGGAGGCATAAACGACTGTATTTACCGGTCATACAACACGGCAGATGATACGCTAGGGACTCGCCGAGAGGTTGATACAACCAACACTGTTGATAGCACCCCTCAAAATAACCGCATCACCGTAGGAATCAGCCGTTCCGGTCGTATCTATATTTGGTATTCTACGCAAACAGAAGTCGTAGGCGTTTATTCCGACGACGATGGGGCGACGTGGAATGTCATTGCCACTCCATTCGATGCAGCGACAGAAGAAGATTATGTCTTAGCCCTCCCTGCCAACACTGGCGACGACGATGACATGATCGTTATTAAACTTGACCGCAGTGCCAACCAGCTAAAAGCTGCGATGTATGACGCAAGTGCTGACACCTTTACCGAAACCCTGATCGTGGCAATGGTTGACAATGCTACCCATGTCAACTACGACGCTGCAGTTAGACATAGTGACGGCAGAGTAATAGTCGTTGGCCATACTGATGACGATACGACCGGAGATGATTACTTCTGCTTTGAAGTCAATCCAAACTCGATTGCATCTCCTGGCATAGTGGACCTTGGAAATATCGACGACAATATTGCAGAATCGGCGCAGATCGCACTCCAAATTAATCAACAAAACGACGACCTCGTTGTGTGGGTATTCGAGGGTACAACCTGGAACAGTCTGGTGCTTGCTTTCAGTTACAAATCCATCAACGGTGGTTCTACCTGGACTGGACCGACAACGTATCTTGTAGGTGCTGAGGATGATTATAGGTCAATGAGCGCAGGTCACACGGTTGGTAATGAAGGTGGCCAACAGATGCTGGTGGCCTACAACCGAGATGAAACCGATCTTAGAGTAAATGCTGATAATTCTCCAAATATAGCGGCAGTAGGGACCACTATGCCGCTATTCATGCTGCAACACAACCAGCTCGGTGGAGGAGTACGGGCCAATGCCTAGCGTAATACAGAAGGGTTCTACCAACAAATCTATAACGATACGGATTATTGATTCCACTACTGGGCTACCAGAAACAGCCGTGGAACATAATACCACTGGAATAGATTTGTTCTACCGCAGAGAGCTAGCTGTTCGGGTAGCTATTACAGAAGTAGCGTTGGCAGCCCTAACGACAGCACATGCGGATGGTGGTATTGAGCATATCTCGGATGGATACTATAGACTAGACCTTCCTGATTTGGCTTTTGCTACTGGGGCAGATTCAGTGTTGGTAGGCGGAACCGTTACAGGGATGGTTGTCATCGGTACTGAGGTACAGCTGGTTGATTATAATCCAGAGGATGCAGTTAGATTGGGTCTAACAGCTTTACCCAACGCCGTGGCCGATGCTGCTGGTGGTCTGCCTATAAGTGATGCCGGTGGGTTGGATCTAGATGCCAAACTTGCAGCTACCAACGAGATTACTGCTGTTAGAATGGCAGCTTTAACTGACTGGATAAATGGTGGGCGACTTGATTTGATTCTCGATGCTATCCCAATCACTGCTATGCGTGGAACTGATGGAGTAGATACAGCAACAATGAGGGGAACTGATTCCGCCGCTTTGGCGAGTGTGGCAACTGAAACTAGACTCGCAGAACTTGATGGGGCTAATCTACCAACCGATGTGGACGCTATTCTAGTAGATACTGGTACGACTATACCGGCATTACTGCCAGTAGCTCTCGTAGGTGGACGGATGAACGCAGACATTGGTGCTAAGACCGGTAATGTGCCACTGTCGGCTCAGGAGAAATTGGACGTAAATACGGAGGCGGATACAGCCCTCACCGACTACGACCCGCCAACAAAAGCCGAAATGGATACTGCTCATGGACTATTAGCAACTCCAGCCCAGGTCGCCACAGAACTCGGAACATATGACGGTCCAACTAAAGCTGAGATGGATTCAGCGCACACACTATTAGCCACCCCTAGCCAAGTTGAAGCTGCTATAGAGGATGTTGGAATAGTTCTGCAGAAAACCACCATCGCTACTTTAGCATCCCAGGTGAGTTTCACTCTGACTGCTGGTTCGGCGGATAATAATGCTTATGTTGGCAAGCTTGCAGTCATCGAGGATGCCACCACCGCTGTACAGAAAGCAGTTGGTGTCATCAGTGCTTATGTTGGTTCCACCAAGACCATCACACTTAGGGAAGACCCCGCCATATTTACCATGGCAGTTGCGGATAAAATCTCTATACTGGCCATCTCTCCTGATATACTGGATATATTGTCTGATGTAACAGGGTTGGCGGGTGCCGCTATGCGGGGTACGGACGGTGTTGACACTGCACCCATGCGAGGGACCGATTCAGCAGCCCTAGCCTCAGTTGCTACAGAGGCCAGACTGGCAGAGCTTGACGGTGCCAACATACCGGCAGACCTTGATTTGGTGCTAGCTGATACAGGCGAACTTCAGACGGATTGGGTCAACGGGGGACGCTTAGACGTAATACTAGACGTTATTAAGGCCATAACCGATAACTTACCAGACTCTGGGGCACTTAATGATCTTGCAACCATACTCGCAGACACCAACGAGCTACAAGGTGACTGGGTAGATGCAGGACGCCTGGACGTTATTCTAGATGCAATCAAAGCTGTCACAGACCTACTTCCGAACGCTGGCGCATTAAACGATCTGGCAGCTATCCTTATCGACACGACTGGACTTAATGGCTCGGCCATGCGTGGCACGGATAGTGCAGCACTGGCTAGTGTAGCTACAGAGGCGAGGCTGGCGGAGTTAGATGGAGCAAACCTGCCAACAGATGTTGATGCCATCAAGACCAAAACTGACTCCCTGCCATCTGGTCCAGCTAAGAATGTGGCTCTGGCCAACTTCTCTGTCTTAATGGTAGACGACACCGACCATGTTACTCCAGAACTTCTTGCGTCAGTGTCGGCAACTATAAGTAAGGATGGTGGGGCTTTCGCAGCGAGTACTAATTCGGTTGCAGAGGTTGGCAACGGACTTTACAAACTGAACATAACTGCTGCGGAAATGAACGCAGATATTCTAACCCTGCGCTTTACTGCTTCTGGCGCTGATGACAGGCTAGTTACCATCCTAACGACATAGCGTACGGATCACATATAGAACCAACCCATGATAATCCCACACACATATGCAGCCATCCAAATAGTAGCAAGCTATTATAATATAGGTTTGGTGCTGTCTTGGATAAATAAACCATCGGCTGGTTCACCGGTTGGTGGTCCAACCAAAGTGACATTATCCAATGATGGAATTAACTCCATACTCATGGCTAATAGTGGAGTAAATGCAGCCATTTTAGCCAACGATGGTATTAACTCCGCTGAGGTGGCTTCTATTGGCAGCTGATTTTACCATTAAACAGAATGATACAACACCGATTATTCAAGCTACTTGCAAAGACCAAGCTGATGTGGTTGTTAATTTGACTGGATCGATTATTACATTCAAGATGGTAGAGCGTGGTGGGACTACTCTAACGGTCAATGCGTCAGCCACCATTGTAAATGCGCTTGGTGGTATAGTAAAATATACTTGGGTACCTGGAAATACCAGTGATGCTGGTGGATATGATGGGGAATTCCAGGTTACGTTTGCTGGTGGTGATATAGAAACTTATCCCAACGATAGGCAAATTGATATCTTAATTACGCCAGACTTACCATAGGAAGGCTACCAACCTATGACAACACTTAGTATAGCACAGTTATATTCCAATGATCCACCCAAGACATTTGCTGGTAGTGTAAACAATAATACCTTTCAAGTTGTTTGGGCTGCTGTTGCTGGTAAGAAAATTAGAGCTAGGTCGTTAGTTATCACGGGAGCTTTTGCCACCGATGATTTGATAGAAATAGCCCAAGCATCATCTGTGAAATGGAACTTTCGCTGGGAAGATACTCCCATAATATGGCCATTTCCAGGTGAGGGGTGGTTAACAGAGATCGTAAATGAGGCTATTCAGATACGGCATCAAAATGGTGGTGCTGTAATTCTGGCGGTTAATATTCTAGGTCGAGAGGAATAAGTAGACCATGGAAGAACTCATTGTACAGACTGGTGCTTTAGGTCTACTTGCGATAGTACTGGTTTATGTACTTAAACCATTCCTAAAAAATATAACTGCGGAACTTAAAGAGAGTCGGTTAGAAGTGAGGCGTTTTCGTAAAGTGCAAGAAATTCAAACTCGTGGTCTGCTCAGGGTCATCCGACATATTGGAGATAACCCAGACGGTAATGCAATAGCGGATGATGTAGAACGGGAACTGGATCTTCTCAAGGAGGTGGAGAGTGATGGCGATAGAATCTGACGTGTATGGTACTGTAGTCCGTGTGCAGGCGCAGATTGGTGATATTGTTGACAATCGCCAGTTTACTAAAAGCACGCAACCATCATTGGATGAGGTTGAGCAAGCCATTAATGATATCGGAGCCTCAATCAATCTAGAGCTAAAACAACAGGGCTACACTGTGCCCGTAGTGCTGGCGGATGATAAACAGGCTTTTAATTTTCTAGCCTTCGCCAATACTTCAGGGGCCTCTGCTGCTATACTATCTTACCAACCATTTGAAGCCGGTCCTGGGGGTTTTAGCCAATTCTCTGATGATGCTATAACCAGCCGGCGGAACTATTATCAGTCCATACTAAAGCGGGCATTTGAACTCATACGTGACAATGAGCTTCCAGCTGCTCGGGATGTTAATATTTTCGCCAACGTAGTGTCCGGTAGTAGGTTGGATGACGAAGGAAATGTTAAATTGCCATTATTTACCAGGGGTATGTTTGACAATCCTGGCTCTAGAAGCTTAACGGAGTAGCCAACCATGCCTGGTTATAAAGTAGTGGAACTAGCCCTGATCGACGTGATGGATATACACGACGACTATTATAAGGGTGGCCAGAACACGAACCTAACTAGAGGTGATTATCGGATACTAAATAAAGGCCATGTGCGTAATATTATACTGATGCCCGGAGCCATACTAGGCCATAGTACTGCTCAATTTCCACGTCGTATGCGAACACTGTGGGTAGTTAATTTGGAGCTATACATCCGCTTCAACAAGGACATCAGTGAGATCGTTGATAAGATTGCTGACGACAGGCAGGTTATACTCGACCACATAGACCAATATCCAACCCTTAATGGGGCAACTGGCGTGGTGTTTATCAAGTTTCTGAACGCTCAATCCCCAGACATTGCACTAGGAGAAAATCGTAACTGGTGGCGTCAAACCATCCAGTATCAAGTAGAGGAACGATATACAGCTACTATTGCTGAGTAACCGGCGGCTAAGTAACCAACCATGGCACAACCAGATTTCTTTATAGCCTATCCAGACATGGATCAATTTGGCCTTAACTTGAAGCGTCCGCCCTCACCAGCCGATATACGTGACGAGTTAAATCATCTGGGTGTTATTCTGGTGGCCATCCACAACATATTTACACCTAGAAATACAGGCCGTCTCCGTAAATCTACTCGTCATTTGGTTACCCCTCCAGCAACGTCAGCGGGCCGTGGTTGGCGGTTGACCATATTCCAAGACGCTAGAGGGTTAACGACGAGCAGACCGGTATTCTATGGCTCTGTGTTGGCTGCTGGTACCCAACCATTTACACCACCTATAATTCCTATAGAATTTTGGATAAGGAGTAAGTTGGGGTTATCTACCGTGGAGGCCAAGAAAGCTGCTAGGGCTATAGTATTC